TCTTCATTACTTTCTTTAATTGTAAATACAGACTTATTATATATATCCATATCACGTAATTCATTTGTATTACAAATAACTAATGCTCCAACATCAAATTTTGACTTTATATTTAATCTATCTGCTATAACTTGATTATACTTAGTGCATGTTTTATTTGTATGTGATATAATATTATTACTTATAGCATCATTATAAAATTTTACAACATCTAAACAATTTATAACACCATTAATAATATCATCATAAAACAACTTACTAAAATTATTACGATGATTAACATCTAAATTATCAGTAGTAGTAAATAAGGATTTTAGAAATATTGAACTAATAGAACCATCACTTTGAACGGGTTTTAATTGTTTTAAATCACCATACGCAATTATTGTATTGTTTTCATAATACCATTTTATAACATTATGTAAATCAGATTTACCAACCATTCCAAATTCATCTATAATTTTAGTCTTATTAGTTAGTTGTAAATTTGATAATGAATATTTCTGTATTACATCACAATTTAAATTTAAATTTCTGTATTCAGTTATAGAACTATGTGATGGAGTTAAAATTTTATAATCTGTTAATGCTGGAGCAATAGTATTAATAATTTTATATGATTTACCACAACCTGCATAACACAAACCTAATATATTATTATTGATATTATTATTTATAAATGAAATATCATTATCATCATAATTAAAATTATCATTAATAATTTTATTATCTATAATTTTTAATTGTCCTAAATTTGAACCTATTAAACCTTTAGGAAGTTTAAAATTATTAGGTTTTATAAAACAAATAGCATCTGTATTTATACTTTTAATTTGTTTAGTTTCTAATTTTAATTCTTTCATTAGTTTATACAATTTTACACGTGCTAAATCTTTTATTTGCACTGCTATAGGTTTTTTACTATATATATTAACTTTGTTATTAATACTATATACCATATTAAAATTATCACTTATATTATGAATATAATATTCACTGCTTAATGTTTCAATTTCTTCATCATTAGCAAACTGTTTGAATTGTGTATATTGATTATTAATAGCATTTTCAAATTTACCAATCATAACAACCATTGAATTTTTAAAGGTTTTATTATCAAGTTTATTATACATATCATTAATAAATTTAGTATAATAATTAGGTGTTATAGATGTTTTTAATTTTTCTAATATAGTAAATTTTAAATCTTCATCCCTACAATATTTAAGATGATAACCTGTATATATATTTGTATTAGGTAGTAATAGACTGCTTTTTTCTGGTTTTACAATATATAAATATTCATCTTCTTTTAATATAATATTATCTTGTATATCATCATATGTAATATCACACTTTATTAAATAATCTAAATCCCTTAAGCAAGTAGGATAATGTTTATTATAATCTAATGTAATAAATTCACCTTGTAAATCATTATTATTATATACAAAACCCTCTTTACGAAATTTATCGTGATTTAATATAATAGAACTAATATTCTCAGTAATGTATAAACCACTTATAATATCGCATAAATTTTTTAATTTTATATTATCATAAATTTTATCTTCTAATCCAAATTTAATTAATATTTCTTTACATTCATTATATTCATTATTACATATATATTTAATATTATTGTGTATAAAACTTATAATTTCTTTTACATCTGATAAAACAACATTACCAACAATATAACCATCATTTATAATTTCAATTAGTTTTGTATTAATATCATTTATAATTTCAACTTTTTCAAATGCTTTATTTGATACTTTATTTAAATATTCATTTTTAATAGGATATAAATGATTATTATAAGCAATATATATTAAATTTTTTAATCCTGCTTTTTTAATAGGTATATTAGATTGTATAACATCACCACAAATATTATAAGCAACCATTTTAATACTTTTTAATTTACAAAACTCATATATATCATTAGTAGTATTTAATTTTTCTAATACTTTAATTGAATATGCTTTTTTATATGTTTTTAACATATAATTATGTATGCAGTGTCCTTCATTATTATCAATAACATCGTAATATACATTATTAATTTTAGGTGCTTTAATATCTCGTAATCTCATATTTATTAATGTCATTTTATCACCATTAATATTGTTTTTTAATATTTCATAATTTACAATTGTAATTCTTGTAATAGAAATATTAAAAATTCTTGTTGCATCATTTAATATAACTTCATTAATATTAGCATTTGTAATTAGTGTAGATGATATTATACGATTTCTTCTAACAGGTATATCACTATACATTAATTCAACTGTATATTTAATAGCTACCTTAATATTAGTATTATCAGGTATTAAATTACTAATTGTTATTTGTTGTCCTTGTCTTGTAATTGTATTATTATTTACAATCATTAATGAACTATTATTAATACGTTTAATATTAAAGTCTCGTAATATATGTGGTTTTGTTTTTCTTAAATCAAATGTTGTAATATCTCCATTACTTGATACAATTGTGCGGGTTGTATCATTATTAATATATTGTGTTAATAATTCTTTTGATACTTTTAAATGTTTTGCTATTTGATTGAATGTTTTAAATTGACCTGTTTTTGAAACAGTATATGTTTTACCTAAATAAATAACCCGTTTATTAGTTTGCTTTAATTGAACATTATAAACTTGAGACATTTATAATATAGTTATATAATCTTTTTAAATAATAACTTAATTAATATATATATAATCTTTTTAAATTACTTAATTTATATATATATATTAATTAAGTTTTTAAATTACTTAATTATGAAATTATTAAGCGTAAAAACTTAATATTTAAGTGTAAAAGTATCGTAAAAATTAAACAATTATCGAGAAAATTAAACAATTAATAAATTTTGTTTTTTATTATTTCTATATATACGTTGTTTTTCTAATATAGCATCTTTATTATTTATATAGTAATTTTTAGTATATTCAGTATGTTGTTGTTTATGATTTAATTGTGATTTTATAACTGCATTTAATGCTTTTTTTTTAAAGTCTTCAATTGATTGCTCTTTTAATTTATCTTGATATGTTTTAATTGCTTTACGTGTATATATAGGTGTCTTATAATCTCTATTAATATTCATTCTTAAAAGTATTATATTAATATATATATATATAATAAATTTTATGTTTTTAAATTATAAAAAGTATATTTATCACTTAATAATATTATATTTACACTAAAAAAAAAACTAATTATCGTAAAAATTAAATATTATAAAAACAATTCTGCTCCTAATTCTAATGCTGACCCCACATCGCCCCATACATCACTGCTACCTTCTTCTTGTGCTTGTTGCTGTGCTTGTGCATTTTGTTCTTCTTCGTCGTGTTGTGCTTGTTCTTGTTGTCCTTGTGCGTATCCTTCTTGCTGTCCTTGTGCTTGTGCGTCAGATATTTGTTTTTGTATATTCTGTAAATATGATGCGTGTAATATATCAATTGCTTCTTCAGGCATTAATATATCTCTATCAGTATATAAAGCATTTAGAAATTGTAAATATTCATTTACTCCCGAACAATCTATATATGAATAATACCAATTATCAGAATTTGAATTTTCACCGTTTAAATCACCTTGAGTAAATATAACACGCCACTTTTGACCGTATTGAATACGAACATTTGCGCCATATTTATTAGAGTTTTTAGCGCCACCCATAAACCTTTGAAAATTTGCGGGTGCAGGTATATTTACTAATCGTGTGCCATATTTAGTATAAAAACTACTTGCTAAGAAATCTTGATAATCATTATATAATATTACTTGTGATGTATCTACACCATCATATCCACCATCGCTATATTGATTAGGATGATGAAACCAATATTGAGGTATTCCAGTTAGTGTTGTATTCCACATAGGGTCGTCTTCAGGTATCCACCATCCATATGTTTGCATACGTGTTTTAATTGCTTGTAATATTGCGGGTGCTTTAGGATTTAATCTAGGTATTGTTAAAGCATCATTTGCTTTTTCTAATCCACTATTAACACCACCAAATGCTTCACTCCAATATAAACGTCCGAAACATTTATCAGTTAAATTTAATATGTTTTGTGGTGATACCATCATTAATTGTGTCTGTGTCATATTTCCCCAGTCTAAATTTAAATTATGCGGGTCTCCTGTTTGTTGTTCATTAAATGTTTGATTTGATGATGTTGCTGACGCTGTAGGGGGTGTAGTTGTTAAAGGTATTTGAGTTTCATTAGTAGCAGTTGGTGGTGCATCTAATGCCCCTCCCTGTAATTTGTTTTTTAATTTCTTATAATTTAATGGTGTTAATGGTATAGTATTATAATAATTATTCATATACTGACTTCTTTGCTTAAGCATTCTAAATTATAAAGTAATTATTTATTATTATTATATAGTAATATATTTATTTAGCGTTTATTTATTAATTGTTGTTTAATACTAACTGTAATAGGTTTTAATGCGGGTAGATTAAATTGTTGATATCCTCCTTTTTGTGTTGCATTACCTGATAATAAAGCATTTAATTGCTTTGATGGCGACGATGCCTTAGCGGGTTTAACTAATGCCCCGCCACTAACTAAATTATATATAGGGTTCATTTTTAATAAATCATCGAAAAAACCACCACCCACCATTTCGGGTTCTAATTCAATATCACTATCAGCACCAATATTAGCATCCATATTACCGCCACTAATTGCACCGCCTTTAATAGGTTTTTTTGCTTTTACTGTTTTCTTAGGTTTTGCGGTTGTAGCATTATCCCCTTTTTGTGCCCGCCACATTGCTCCGATCTTTGCCATACGGTCTTTTTGCGGTAGTTGTTTAATATGTTCCATTGCCATATGTGATTTAACAAATTGCTGATAACTCATTTTAATTATAAAGTTTATATTATACTATATATAGATATTTATTTATAATATTTGTAGGTATTAAATAACATTTACTTAATTTATTATAACCACATAATTTACTTTTATAATTTCCTGTATTTATTAATTCTTTTAAATCTTTTACGGGTATAATAAATAATTTTTCAAATGACTTAATAGCATATATATCGCTTTCAGTAATAGTTATCCCGCTAGGTTTATTATTGCTTTCAACTTCTAAAAACATTGTATTAGTTTTAGTAATATAATTATCACGTTTTACTTCATACTTAATATTATTAATAATGAAATCATATTTACTAAATATACTTTTTCTATCGGGTATAACTACAACATCATTATCTTTTTTTAATAAATTTAAAATTTCATCTTCTAATTTATGACATTCATATATTAACTTATTGAATTGACTATCTAACATTATTAAATATTATTATACTTAATATTAACAAACAAATTAAAAAACTATACGAAACGCAATTACATACTAATACTAATACAAATTATTAAATATTACGATGAATAAATATATTATTATCTATAAAATTAATTATGCCATATCAATATCACCACCGTGAGCACGGCGATGCATAGCACCGCCAGAAATAGCACCACCTTTACTAAATTTACCTTGTAAATATTTGCCTGCCATTTGTAAATGCTCCGGTTTTAGATGTTTCGCCGCCAAACCAGCAACCGTACTACCAAAGCGACTTAAATGTTCCATAAACCCACCACCATCAACCGGGGCACCTTCTTTTCCTTCTAAATCTTGTTCCGCTACTTTATTATCGCTAGCAGTCAATGCTAATACTTCACTAGATGATGGTCCTTGAATACTATACTCAGTTTGACTTGCAGAAACATAACACTTCCCCGGGGAAACCATTACTTGATAGAATGTATAATCAATAGCACCAGAACCAACCGCACACAAATTTTTAGTAGAATAAGTTATAGTTGCTTGAAAGGTTGAATATTGATTTTGCGAACCAGGGGTTGAACTCTCAGAGATACTTAAATTTTTTGCTACATCAATAATAATAATAGAACCACAACCAAATCTATATTGATTGAAATTAGGATATGCACTACCAGACATACTACCAGCATTAAAAGCAGACATATTATATAAACTACTTTCATCCAAACCATTCAATAATGCAGTTTTATCATTAAAATTAATACTAATATTCGTAATATTTACGAAATGGTCGGGAATATATGGGGTCTTGTTTGTCGGCGCTAGGAAAAGATAAATCTTGCTGGGAAGGCAGGGCAAACGGATAGAATCTCCAATTACAGTACCAACAGCAACATTAGCAGTACCATCAAGAGTACCAGGCGACGGGCGCAGATAAGTTTGAATGCTGTGATATTCATAAACGGCTGTTTGGGGAGTGGTTGGGGCTAATAGCGCGTTCTGCGAATTAAACTCAACTAATAAAATTGGAGCAACAACAAGAGCGTCTACAAGTGTAGCACTTGTAATAGACGAATTAGCAATTGATACAAAACTAAACATATTAACTATACTATCCAATCGTAAAGAAATAGTCAAATTGTTTACATTACACAACCCTACGTCATTTTGCCAATGTCCCGTTAGGAAGGGGCTTATTAGCAGTTCTTCAGTCCAAGAAATTAAATATACATCAGTAAAACCAGCAGTTCCACCAGCGCCGGTAGCAGTATGACTTACCCTTCTAGCGAGATATGAACCACGAGAAGGCACTGATGAATTACCATTAACACTATTAAAAGGATTTGTAGCACTTGTGTTTTCATATTTAGCACCATTATCACATTGACTAGGCATTTCAGCGCCAAATCGTTTAATATCTTCATTACTACGCAAGAATGGATAAATTGTTGAATATTGATTTAGAGCGACCGATGTTGAACCCCCATTTAAGCGCACATCTGCAGAACTAATAATATTAGCAAGAGGAGAAGCGCGCAAGCATGCAGTAGCATTAGTATCCTGCACTCTCGGAACTGTAGCACCCGTTGTATTATCAACCGCATTAAATTGACCGCCACCAGTAGCAGTAAAGTAAGAAGTTGTCACCTTAACATTCATAGCAATACGCAATGTACGACTCATAACAGTTGAAAGACTAGGAGCACAAATATTATTAAATATGATATTCTGGTCGCTTGTTGATGATGCGGGATATTTAAACAAACTTTGATTTGTCGGACCAATATATACAGCGTTTTTAGGATTATCAACAGTCGCTAAATCCATCTTTTTTTGAATGACTAAAACATTCTCAAGAGCAATAGACATTTTATAAAAAGTATAAAGTGTAATGTATATAAGTTTTGAAAAGTTTTATAATAGTATTTATTATTATTATATATAAACATTTTAATTTTAGAAAATTAAACTTAATTAAAAAGAAAAAAAAGATATTTATAAAGTTATTAAAATTTAGTAATTTGTAAGTTAGAACGCCGAAATAATAATTTCATACTCGCACTTTCACCAGGTATAAGATTAATAGGATATATTACGCCATCTTTTGTAGCGTATTGTAAAAAACAATCTAACATAGTTAAAGGGGCAGTTTGATACATTTGATAATATCTCAATATAGCAGGTTCATAAATCTGTAATAATACATTAGGCGATGTTGTATCAACAGCAAAATCCGTAATATTTAGTAATGATGTATTTGATAATTCTGTATCACCAGCAACACTTAATTTAGTTGAACCTATTATAACACGTGTTATATCAAAGAATTTATAAGCAGTTGAATTGGGTTGTGGGTAGTTATATATTTGAGTAATTGGGTTTTCTTCATTTGGGTTTTCTTCTAGGAGTTGTAAAGGATAAAAATTTTCTGTAAGTGTTGTAATAGGATTTACACCAGTTAATACAACACCAGGTTTCGTATTAAATAAAAAACGTCGTCCTAATCGTGTATTAAATGATATTGAATAATCACTATCAGCAGTAAAAGATGCAGGGACATTCATTGAAAATTTAGCATTACTATAACTTAAATAAGGTATTGAAGGTTGTTGGGGATTACCGGGAGGAAATACAACATTAAATGCACTTAAAAGCGCAGTATTAATTTTATTAACATAATCTTGTATAGTCCATATAGGATAATATATACTAGGTATTGTATTTGTTATTGTGCCTATTTGAATAGTTGAAATAAACGGAGAACTGTAATATTTAGTAGGAGGTAATATTGGGAATCCTGAAAGTGGTGTTAAAGTTGTGGTTATTATATTATATTTATAATATTCAAAGTTTAGTCCAACAGGATTTATACTCATTATTATATTATTATTATCATATTTAGCTATAACATTTGCTTGAGTATAAACGTTGGGAATAGTATACAAATTGCTTACTACTCCTGTTGATACGTTTTGACTTAAATTAACAATATTTCCATTTGATTTTATATATTGAAAGAAAAAACTAGTATCATTCATCATTACTAAAGAAGGAAATGAAATAGGTAAATCCGCAGGATTAACATAAGCATTTGATATTGGACCATTTGGAGACCCATTCACAAACCCATAAATAGACGCTTGATATAAATTTTGTCCAGCATTTATATATGTTATAGCAATACATAGAAAATTGGTGTTATTCAATGTTTGCATTTGAAAAGTTATTACATTTACATTATTGCTAGTTGTTTGCGGTGCTATTGAAATACTATTATTATTAGTAAGTGTCATATTATTTGTATATACATTAAATTCTGGTAGGTTAATATCATTTATTAGAAGAGCAAAGTAAGTGTCATTTGCTGTAAAACTCATTATATCTGAATGTACACACGCTAAAATTGGGGTTGTAAGTAAATTACTTCCTGTCGCTCTATCTACTCTATTTATAGAAACATATTCAACATTAGCAATATTTGGTTCATAAACTAAATAATATATATATGTATCTGATATTGCCGTGTAAGCACCATTTGGTAGAGTTTGCGGGGTTATAATAGTATTTAATACATTATTAGCGTTAATATAGGCTGATGAATAAGTATTACCGCCATCAGTAAAGAAATAACTAGTAAAATTAGCATAAGCAGGATATGTTATTGTTTGTGTATTAAATTGTGCTACAACTGCTACATTGCTTGTTGGTGGTTGTGCATGGGCGTCTTGAACCATAATTGCCCATTCACCATAAGGAATATCACGCTGACTAATTGGAATACCATCTAAGGGGACTGAACAACGGCATACTGCTACCTCATATTGGTCTGGGTTGTGTAAAAGTGGAACAGTTGTTGAAATAGCAAATTTAGCGGGTGCTATTTCATCTGTATCATTATACATATTAACATTGTAATATGATCGCTGAACCTTTTTATAATTCAATCTGTCTACTGCAGCCATTTCTGTCTTATGTATAAAGATTTAATTAATATTTATAAAGTTATTATTTGTTTATTATTATTAACATATATATTTATTTACTAATTAATACTTATATATTACTTTTTATTAATTGGTCTTTTTTTTGCTTGTTTATTTACTGCTTTTTTAACTGCGTTTTCGTCATTTCCGTTTTTAGCATTCATTAATGCGTTTTGTTTAGCATCTTCTACTAATTTTTCTGATAATACATAATTTGCTTCGTCTTGTCTTTTTTGTGCTTCATATGCATCATTAGATGCTATTGCTTGTTCTAGTTCTTCATTTCCTTGTGCTATTTCTTCTTGTGGAAATGCTCCCTTTGCTGGTATTTCTGGATTAACAGCATATCGTTCCTCATTAAATAATTTTGCTAGTTTTTCAGCATTTGCTCTTTCTGTTTCTGTTGGTTGTCTTTTTTCGCTAATAAATTTATTAATTCTTGATATAACTAAGTTTTTATTACCTGATTTTGATACGCCATATAATCCTGCTATGTGGTCTAATTCTTTTTTAGTCATTGTTATATCTACCAATTTGTGTTTTTCTTCAATAACTTCTTTTGGTCGGATTGGTGCTGGTGCTGGTTCTTCTACATATTTAAATAGTTCTGGTCTAAATATGTCTTCTTGTGTTTTTCTCACAGTGTTCCCCTTAGTTGTTAGTGCTGTTATTTGTTTTATTAAATTCGTTTTTGTTTGTGTTGTTTTAATACCTTGTTTGCGTGCTTGTTCTTTTAATTCTGATACATTCATTTCATATAATTCTTTTACTTGCTTTAGTGCTGATGCATCTATAACTTTTTTTGGTCGTCCTGCTTTGCGTCTTTCTTGCTTAATAAGTGTTTCAACTGATGGAGTTGCGATGCTTTCAATTTGTAGCTCTCGTTGTGTTTTTAATTCTGCTAATTTCTTTTTATAATCTAAGTCCATAATGCGTTTACGCTTAACGCCTTCTAATTGTTCTTCTAATTTTGTTTTAGGTCTTACTTTTGGTAAAAACTGTTCAACACGTAATTTACGCTGTTTTTTGTTTTGCTTAGTATTAATGCGTTTAGGTGCTGACGCATCTCGCTTTTCTTTTTCCTTCAACAACTTCAATAATAGTTTATTTGCTTTATCCATCTTTAATTAATAATTAAATGTTATTATAATATAGTAATATATTAATTTTATAATTAAATAATTAAATATGGATTATCATTTATATAAGAGTAATAGAAAAGATAAAAAGTATATGGTTAAATTTATAAATCCTAATACTGGTAAAATTAATACAATACATTTCGGGGCGGAAGGATACTCCGATTATACTATTAATAAAGATGAAACCCGAAAAGAAAGATATATATTACGACATATGAATGATAAAATTAATGACCCTAATTATTCCGGTTTTTACGCCTTGAATTTGCTATGGAATAAACCCACATTACAAGCATCTATAAATGATACTGAAAAAAGATATTTAATAAAGATATATAATAATACTTAACTTTTCTTAATAAGTTGTTGTTTTAAAAAGTATTGATTAACTGGCGGACGTTGTGTAGGATGAAATACAAAAGCGCCACCCATTATACGCCTCTGCCCCGCCCCGCCTACGCCTAATAAACCGCCACCCGCCCAACTACCACTGGCAACTGCTAAATCTGTTTTTAAACCATTAACCATATTACGCGCTTTAATACTATCTGAATTATACGTTTGTACTGCTTTTGATATATTATTAAAAAAACCTGCTCCACCTGTTAATATTTGAAAACGCTTTCCAAGCGTTGTAATACCGTTCATAATACGCTGTGAGGTTGATGACGTCTTATTTGCTAAGTCTGTTAGGTCTTGAACTATAAATTCTTTCATACCATTATTAATAGATGCATACCCATTATTTAATAATAAATTATATATAAAGTGCTGGCAGTTATATTTCAAACCGCTATATGTAAAAAACGCTTCATCACCTAATACGCTTCTATCTTTAATAAGCATATTAGTTAATGATGCATCACCACTAGGAATACTACATTTATACATAAAATTACTATTTAATTTAGGTAATGCTTTAACCCGCTCAATATCTATTTCAGCATTCTTTTCAAATCGTATTAATGACCCATCCTTTAACGTTGCTATAGCATATAAATGAAACATATCATCAATATTATATTGTTTTTTGTATTTGTTAATTTCGCCATTTGATACCACATTTGCTAATATATCAATTGCTTTTTTAATCGGTTCGCGTATTACAACCATATCAACAACTGGAATATCTTTAATATCATTTAATAGTTTTCTTACTTTAGGTTGGAAATCATTACGGACACCTGTAATAAATCCTTTTACACGCCCATAAGCATTACTTGCTACACTTTTAAGACTATCAAAAAACCCTGCACCATCAGTGTCCAATTCATGTAAAGACCCGCCACCCTCATTAGCATATAATGCGCGTAATTGTGCCCGTGCTTTTTCATAAGATAAAGGGGACTTGCTGTATTTCTCACCCGATTTACTATTAATAACATAGTACTTTTTATTAACTTTCTGTAATCTATAAGGCATCGTAAATATTACACGTTTTATTTATAGTAATATATGTATGAAAATTATATTTGTTTTAGAATTAATATATTATTATATATTAGTAAGATATTAATTATAAAATGTTTTCTTATAAAAAAGGAAATGAAATATGTGTTGTAAAAGATAAGGACAATAAAATTATTAAAACAGTTTATATTGATGAAGATGAAGACGACAAAAAAGAAAAAGAAGTATTAGACACGTTAAAACCCGATGAAATACTGCCTAAAACGTTTTATACTAAATTAAGAGATATAACACCATCAAATATGATATTATTAAAACGTGCTATACGTCGTAATGATATTAGTATATTACCTGAAAACAATGCAACAAAAGAAGCATTTAAACACGCTAATGAAATATTACAAGAAAACACGCAAAAAAGTATTAAAATTAATACTGGTAAAATTCAACCAATACCACCTAATAAACACTGGGCAATGAGCGTGTATGGGGCTAGTGGTTGCGGTAAATCTACCTTTGTAGGGAAATTTATGACAGAATTTAAAAGGATGCATAAGACTAAACCAATATATGTGTTTTCATCAATTACAGATGACCCCGCATTTAAAAAAGCAAAACCGACTTATATAAAATTAGATGATACAATTCTTGAAGACCCTTTTATGGTAAGCGAGTTTGCTAATTCATTATGTGTATTTGATGATTTAGAAAGTTTGCCTAATCATCTTTTTAAAGCATTAAATAAATTCCGCGACCAATGCTTAGAGATAGGGAGACATAGTAAAATTAATACCATAAGTATCAATCACGTAATACAAGGCGGACACCTTACAAAACGCTTACAGAACGAAAGCAATATAACTGTTATTTACCCTAGAACCAATTTTAGTGCTATTGAAAAATTAGCGAAATCTCAATATGGTTTTACAAAGAATGAAATACAAAAAATTAAAGATATGTCAAAAGTGTCTCGATGGGTTTTAATTTCTAGAGATTATCCAACGTATATAATGAGTGAAAACGAAATAATGCTTGCTTAATTTATCTAACACCCAAATAACTTTTTACTGTTATTTCTTCTTGATTATTATTACTAAATAATTCAAGAAATGTTAATATACTAACTAACCAATCGGGCGACATTGTTTGCTTCATCATTAAATTTTGATACTGTGTAGGCGTTAAATAATGAAATCTCAAACGAATAGCACAATGCCTACCACACGTATTAACCCCGTTAGAAAGTTTTTGATATTTAACAGTATTAAATATAATTTTTATTCCTTTTTGTTGTGCTTTTGCGTATAATTTACCTAGTATATTTGCTTGAACGTGGCGAGATGATGAATATGTCATTTCTTGATTTACATCCAATCCATACGGATCATAATGCTCTAATGTATTTGTTTTATCATTAAACAGCAATGCCAACCAATGCCCCGAATTTGAACCGTGCACAGTAGGAAATAATAAAAAGCATCTATTGTTTTTACCTATAACTTCTAATATATCATCATTAATATCTAAATTATCATATAATACTATAGGACATTTATTATTAGTTAATGTTTTAACATCTACTAAATCTAAGTCATCTACGTATATACTTTTTATTAAATTATCCATAATTAATATATTATATTATATTAATATATACTAATATTATAAATTATATAATTAAACTTATTTATTAATAATGGCAGTTAGTGTTTTGAATAGTTTTTCAGCAACAAATTATTTAGATGGTGAAACATTTACAGGTGAATATTTCGATGTTTTACGATATGCTCAAATTGTAGTAAATATAACAACAACAAGCGCAACAAATAGTTATGATATACGTTGTTATTATAGTAATGATGCTATTACTGTTAATAGTATTGAAACCTTTTTAATAACCAATCAATTAAATCACGTAGAAACATTTAATGCAACAAATAGATTTATTAAAATTGAACTTGAACCACATTCAACATTACTAAATTTACAAGTATTAACAATATTAAAAAACCAAACACAAATACAAGATGTTAATTTAGTAAATGGCGGGGCAATTGATGATTTAACATTTAAATCTGATATAGTTTCAAGCATTGTTTTACCAGTTAATAACACATTAGCAAATGCTTTATTTGTTAAAGCAGACGCAAATTTACCAGTCATTATTCAAGCATCAAGCACTACTTTACCAGTAAATAACACATTAGCAAATGCTCTATTTGTTAAAGCAGACGCAAATTTACCAGTCATTATTCAAGCATCAAGCACTTTACCTGTAAATAACACATTAGCAAATGCTTTATACGTTCAAGCGGACGCAAATTTACCAGTATCAGGGACTGTTAGTGTAAGCACTTTACCCGCAATCGCAATAACTAATACATCGTTTGATGTAGGCAATTTTACACCAGATGCAACAACCAATACTTTTTTAGTAGCCTATGTAATTACAGGCAATTGGTATAAAGTTGAAAGCATCGGCACAACATCTGGAGCCCAATGGAATGGTGTTGGCGCAATAATTGGTGGCGAGAGTCAGCCCCCTGTTGGTCGTGTTTTTAAAGCATTATCAAATGCTCCCGGAACAGGAACAGTATCAACGATTATATATAGCCAGAACGTAGATGTATCCACTTTACCAGCAATCGCTATAACTAATACAGGCTTCAACGTTGATAATATTCCACATGTTATTGTTGATACTTTACCCGCGATTAATATAACTAATACAGGCTTCAACGTTGATAATATTCCACATGTTATTGTAGATACTTTGCCTGCTATAGCAATAACAAATACAGGCTTCAACGTTGATAATATTCCACATGTTATTGTTGATACTTTACCCGCGATTAATATAACTAATACAGGCTTCAACGTTGATAATATTCCACATGTTATTGTAGATACTTTACCCGCGATTAATATAACTAATACAGGCTTCAACGTTGATAATATTCCACATGTTATTGTTGATACTTTACCCGCGATTAATATAACTAATACAGGCTTCAACGTTGATAATATTCCACATGTTATTGTAGATACTTTG